AACGTTGATACACCGAATTGATGTGTACTGAATATATCGTAGAATGTACAGGATATTATCTGTGAACTACTTTGCGCTGATAATACTGTCGGATTTACTGTGTCCGCCGTTACTGTGTCCGTGTCCTCTGTAAATTTTACATTTTGTATTTTAGCGCCTTCCGGCAGATGAAAAACATATTGTTTTGCGACAGGATTTGTGTTTTTGAACATAATTGTATCGCACATTGAACCGTCTAACGTCATTCCGCCTTTCAACGGAATTGCCACACCGTTATTAGTTCCCGTCATTCCGTAACCCGACTTCATATTTGCATTTGTAATAATGCACAATTCACCTACAGGATATATAATACTTTTATACGGCGCGCTATCTATCGCCGCCTGTAATTTCAGTTCGTCGTGGTCGCCGTCACACACGACAAATATTTGGTTTTTGATTTTCGCCGACGCACCTGCTGTAGGGATTGGTGTATTTTTATTTCCACCTACATATATTTCAGCCTCTGATTTGTCATCGCTATACGCAATAGCTATTTCACCTTCCGAAAGTGTTAATCTATTTATATTGCTTTTCAAACCGTGCTTTGCTATAAATCTTGTTGCCATTCTATCAATCCTCCTTTCCTTAATACGTTCCACAATCAATGACCGATGTTACTTGTGCAGACAGTTCAAGCGGGTTAAAATCACCGCAATCAAAACTGTTTTCGGGTTCACTGTCAAAGTTGCCGCCGTCAAGCTCTGTTCCTAACTGTTCCATACCGAATACACCACCGTCGTATGATGTAATACCGATTGCTGTGTACAGATTTTGAAGTTCGTTTGTATACGCATATACTATTTCTTCGACAAAAGCCTTAAAATCAATATAGTCAAAGTATTTATCAAGGTCTTTCACCTTGTCCCATATTGCTACTCTATCTTCTGTGATAGTATCAAGTACATTCTTGTTACTGTGCTTGTGAGCCAGTGTTTGCAGTGTATTCACCACATTTTCAAGCATTTCCCTTGCGTTTATTTCATCATCAAGTTTTGCGTTTGTATCGTCAATCTTGCCGTTTAACACGCTATCCATATCTTCAAGAGATTTTTGTATAATCTCAATTTCAGATTTGGTTATGTACTCTTTATCATTAACAAGTTGCGACACAAGTGTAGGAACGCTTAAAGCAAGCCTTAAACTCTCTTTTGAAATATCTTTTTTGAGTGATATTCCTGCTATTTGAGTTATTTTCAGAACGTATTTATTAAGCAAGTCAGGTGTTTCAGAGCCGAAGTCTGTCTTTTGATAACATACATTACCCTTCATTTAACCACCCCCATTAATTTAAACGCACCCTTACACATAGATTACAAGGCTTTGTGTCCTTGTTTTCAAACTTCAACGCCGATACAGTCTTATTTACAACATAGTTTTCTTTGACTTCCGACCATAGTTCAGTCTCGCGTGGTTTTCTTGACATAGTTGCATATAAAGCAACGTCGTCACCGTCACATTGCCACCCTATATCGTTCACACCTCTCTTATTTGCCGATACAACAGGCATTTTAAGATATATTACCTTTCCCGCTCCGACTGTATCTTCATATACATAATCGAAGCCGGTCGTCATTCGCTCGAATTCTTCCATTTCTTCTGCGTTTGTTGGTCTGTCATACATTATTATTTATCCCCCTTTTAAACTCAACGTGCGCCATACCGCTTGCATAGTCGATAGTAAAGCTGTGTAGACTGTCCATAGGCAAGTCAACAACTCTGCCGGTTGTACAATCTTCACTTTCATATTCAATTTTTATATCTTTAAGATTTTGTTCTTCAACAATCATTCTCTTTACCTTTTGACATATCTCTATATCTATCGAGAATAACCAAGCTGTTGGTACTCTGTTTATAAACAACAGTGTTTCGTTTGGGTTTTTACACGTCACTGCGACGTTATCACCTATTCTAAATAACATATATTTTCCTCCTTAACTTGTACTTGTCGGTAAACCTATTACCGTACATTTCGAAAAATCCCAAGTGCCTTTGGGGTATGTCTTACTTCCAGTCGAACCTATAAAAGACGTTCCTACAGCTTTTATAGCAATACCAACACCCGTATCGTAAATCTGAAAAACTTCTTGTCCTTTGCCATTCGATACTCGCTTCAATGTCAAATCACCATAATTACCACTTGAATTACCAATAGTCACATACGCCCTTTTATCCTCATTATAAAATTTCGCTCCAACTATATCTGTACCTGTAATAGTTCCCTCTGTTATAAGGTCACCGCTCACTTTTACGCAACCGTTCAATATAAATCCGCCTGATATTTGAGTGAATGCAGAATTAATGCCATTTTCTTCGTCATACTCTAACCAATCTTGTAAAATATCATTGAAATAATAATATTTACTGTTATACTTGTAGAGTTTTTCTTTATCCAACGTTTTATCGCTTGCGGACGGTTTTTCTTTTACTGTAACAGCTTCTGATGTATTCATTTTTTCGAATGCAAGTGATTCAATCTTTTCTGCTGTTTGATTGAATTGTGTTTCCACACCTTTCTTTAGCTTTGAAACCCTTGTAGATATTCCGTCGGCAGTCATAGTGAACGTTGAAGATAATGTTTCTACTGAATTATCCGTGTATTCTTGACTTGATACTACTGACATTTCAATAGCTTGTGCCGTTTGCGATACGGTTGAATATTGATTTAGACTGTTTTCTAAGTCCTCATACGATACTTTGCTTTCTATCTTTTCAGCCGTTACACTGAATTGAGTATCATAGCCGTTTAATTTTTTTCGCAAAGTGGTTGCGAGGTTGCTTTCGTCTATGTTGTCTAAAGCGTCCTCTAATGTCCTTTTCAGCTTAACGTAATTGTCGTTTAATTCCGATACCGTTTCTCTAAGCTGTTTGTAATTCATATTGTTAATATCATCTTGATGATACAAATAACTCACCTCCTGGAGTAATACCGAGTTCCATTTCATAGAAACGCACATAACCGTGTCCCTCAAAATGTAACTTGTAGCCATAATTGGCAGTCATTCGTGGTTTTAATCGTATTGCTTGCATACCTTTCCGACCGTTACTGTCATATAGCAACTGCGATGTTTCAGGATTAAATTCTTCATTGTCGTACAGTTCATACACCTTGAAACGCCCCTCAATATACGCAAGCATTTGAAATTTTGCTATATGTTTGATATTTACTGTCTGATATGTGCTTGATGATGATGATGTCAGTATGGTTGATAAGTCCGTTTCACAGCTCCAATTGTCCGTATATTTGTTCGTATCCATTTTGTATACAACACCGTCTTTGCATAACATATACATACCGTTTTTGTTATGTGCAAAGCCTAATACTTCACTATTAATCACTTGTTGCGACCATTGACCGACCATTGTGTCATACACAAACAGATACATTTCGCCTTGCCTGTCTGTACAATACAAGTAATAGTTTCTTCCGTCACTACCCGATACAGCACTTTTGAACTCATCAATGCCAAGATTGTAGCCAATCTCACGCGGTTGTGAGCCTGTATACACCTTGATTTCATCATCTGACGCAAATATCAGTTTGCCGTTTACCTCTTGTATGCTCCTGTTGTCAATAGACCCCTCCGCATACACGTCAACCAATCTGAACGGATTTTTACTGTTGTATATTTCGTGCATAAAGTCACGTTTAAAGCAAACAACGTGGTTGTCATACACTGTGATACCTGTAAAGTTACCGCCTGCTTTTGTGTTGGTTTGTGAGGCACTGCTCCACGCATTGCTTTCGTTACTTTCAGCTACGGTGTCTAAGTTCCAATTCGTATAGTCGTTATAGCCTGAAACGTGTACTCTATCCTCATCAACTCCGAAAAGTCGTGATAAATGCACTACTGCATACTTTAGATTAGGGAACGACGGCGAAGCAGTTATTCCAAACCCACTTTTTCCGTCACCTATATCGCTACAAAATTGATAGGTTTGATTATCGTATGTGTTAAGCCAATAGCAACTCTTATTGCTCCCCTCAGGCGGTGCATAGTTTTCGGTAAATTCATAATACTTTGATACTTTCTTGCCGTTTTCAAGATTTTTAATCAATTCGTATTTGTATTTACCGGTGCTATCCTTATCGGTGTTTTCGGTTCTTTTGTAATATGCTTTTGCCGTAACTTCTTTGTCGCTTATTTTTTCGTAATAATCGGTTATATTCGTACCGTATGCAATATCAGTTACTTCCTCATACTCATACGGTATTATCGTACCGTTATCATCAGCTTTTCTTACGTATAGTTTGGTTTGAACCGTACCTGTGCTATCAGAAACCTTTTCATAATAACTTGATATATTATCGCCTGTTTTCAGATTGCGAACTTTCACATATGTATAAGGGAACGAAGTGCCTGTTCGCTCGTAAAATGTTACATTTGTATTTGTTCCCAATGGTGCAGGCTCTCTTTGATATAAACCTTTTCCTTTTAACTTATCGCCTTGCTGTAACCAAGTGGCAACGGTGTATGTATACGGTGAGTATTCGCCTTGCCTTTCGTAGTAATACACATCGCCACCGTCATATGTTGTTTCATTCGTATCTTCTATCGGCACATAACCGTCACGGAACACCTTATATTCCGTCTTTTTGTAACCGTCATTATACGTTTGTTTACTTGACTTTCTGTAACCGTCATTGTAATACTCGTCTTTCGTCTGAGTATATCCGTCATTGTAGTATTTTTTTATTTCAACGTCCAAATTGCTTGTTTTAAAGTAGTTCACGCCACCTGTCAAAGTAAATCTGCCTATCGCCCCATTCCAAACATAGTAAGTTTTTTTGCCACTGCTTTCTTTTTGACAATACATAACATCAATATCGGCATTGCCGTCCTCAACTGCCTGTTTGTCAAATGTAGTAGGGTCTTTGTCTGTATCTACAATCTTCATAAACATAGATACTTTGTCAGGAAACAGTATCAATTTCTTTACATATGTGCCACCAAGTACATCAACGGCATTTTCATATACATTGAATTGCACCATACTACGCTGTATCGCGTCAGTTTCTTCTGTCACACCCTTTTTTATTAGACCTGTATATACTTTTGTGATTTGTCCTTTACTGTTTTTCTTGTCGCTCAAAACGAGATAATCAAGTTTTAATTCTGTATCGTCACGATAGATAACAACAAGGAAATCATCAAAACTGAATAGCGATATAGGGTGTTTGTATTCAAGTCCCATATCGGACAATATGTCTACCCTGCTTTGCGACGGTGTTAAATAAGGTGCCTCGGCTGTAGAAATGTTGTATTCCATAGACAAAGCACCTGTATCTATAACTTGCCGTCTGTTTAAGCCACTCCAATTCAGTTTGGAAAGGCTATATTGCTTTAGTGCCTGTGGTAATGGTACTTGTCCGAATTGTAATTCGTTTTGTTTCTTTGCCATATAACCTCTCCTTTACTGTCCGAATTGTTGAGCTTTATCAGATAGCCATTGTTTGAAATTTTCAAGTAAAATATTGTAATTGTTGAGCCAATTTGACGCAGGACCGTACTCATTTTCAAGTGAGTACGCCTCGCCTCTCAACTTTGACTTTACCAATTCGATAAATTCTATCGGTATCATCACGTTACCGTCTTGTATTTCGTCATTTTCATTTACTTTTATCAATTTAGGCTTGATATGATAGATTAATTTAATAAAATTAGGCGTTTTTTGCATTTTAACAGCTAAATTATCACCTTTTTTATAAAAACAATCGGGAAATACGAAACCGCTCGTTATACTCGTCTTTATTAATTGTGTTGTATCTGCATACACCGCATATATATCTTCAAACCGTATCGGTGCTTCATTATCCGAAACATCAAGGCTTGCAAGCTGTATAACATCCTCTTGCGGTTCGGTAATTATCAAGTCGTTCTGTTCTTTTATAATCGCACTGTATAACAGCCATTGCAGACTGTTCAGCCACGTTGCATACGTCGAATTTGTGATAGGAAGTGCGACGTCCACTTCACTCTGTAATTCTGCTATTAACGCTTTTGCAGATATTCCACTGTCAAACACTTCTCTACCACCTCATTCGTCGTACACGTCTGTTATGTGCGTGATTTTTCCAATAATGCACATAGGCATTTCTTGATTTTCGTGTAAATTCTTGTTTGAATATACCTTGTTGGTCGTAACCGCAAAGGTATAAGATATTGTCCACGATTGCCGGAGTATAAAGCGGTAATACAACGTTTTCGTCCGATAAATCGTGTACTGGTGTAAAATGCACACCCTCTTTGAATAGTAAGTCGGGATATAATGCTTCAAGTTCTGCAACGGTATCGTTAAAGAAATTAAAGAACCGCCGCTGTTCCAAAGGCACTTTTAGACTTACCTTTTCGTATATTTCTTTAAGTGTTACTTCTGCTTGTTCCAATTTATCACCGCATTTCAGAAAAAAATATTTCAGCAAGTACCTAAAATAACGGCAAAATAACGGCAAGGCAACATATAATCACCTTGCCGTTAGAATTAAATACAGTTGTAAATTCTGATTAGACCGCCTGGATTTGAGCAGATAAGGTCACCGTAGTTTGCAAGCAACGCTCTGTAAACTGATGAATTTTCCTTTAGGTTGAAAATACCGCCGCCTTGTAGGTCAGCAAATTTCCATTCCTGTGTATGTAATTCAAGTGCCGATGTATCAACACCCCAAATTTCATCATCCGGCACGAACATTTCGTTGACAACATCAACCTGTCTGTTGGCGAAATCAAACTGAATTGATTTGAAACCACCCTGTAATGTGTTCTGTTCAACTCTGATATTGTTTACTCTTAGGTATTCTGTGTAGTGGTCGTACGCTTCGTCACCGCACAACAGCATATCAACCTTTGAGTTCTTGTCCTTTTCGGCACGTCTTAGAGCTTTTGTGATAATGCTGTCCTCAACATTATCATTTGCGTCAATAACAATAGGCTTGACAAACGAATTGTCTGCCTTGCTTACGCCGTAAATTGTTGGAACTTCATCGTCGAAGATAGCACCAAGACCTGTGATTTCACGGTTAAATGAGTTCTGCACCGTCATAAAGCCGTCAACAAGTGCTGTTGTAGGTGCTTTGTCAAGGATAATCTCATAGTTACCGTTGCTGTTCTTTGTACGGTCGATTGCAATAATTCGTAGCTGTTTAGCAACCACGTCGTTTGGCGTTGTAGCCGAGGTCGGATAAAAGTCTACAATCAAGCCTTCCTTGACGTACTTAATATCAGTTACTTCAACTTTTGTTGTCGGAGTTGTCTGTTTAACAACCTTTGTTAATGCGCCTGTGCCGTTACCGAATAGTGAACGTCCGACGTTCCATTTTGCTGTTTCATATGCCGCCTTAACTTCTGTGTCAAGTGCGTTTGCCATAGAGCCATTCTTGCCTGTAAGTTGTACAGCTTTGATTGATAGTTCAACGTTTGTATACATATCTTTTGCGTATGTTCTGAAACGTTTGAACATAACGTTACCTGCTTCAGGTGTCGCAAGTCCTTCTTCACCGTAGCCAAAGCCACCTGATAGACCGATTGGAGCTGACGCAACAATCTCATTTGCTACCAATGGCTTTTTCTTGATTTTTGATAGTAGTGGTGTAGGCTCGATACCGAGTAGGTTATTCCATACCGGTAAGTAGTTAGATTTTAGAGCCTCTTCAATAGTTTTTAAGTTTTGTTCTCTTCCCATTTAAAAATTCTCCCTCTTTTGTAATGTGGGTACGTTATTTCCCTCTGAACATATCTTTTGTTCTTTTGGAGGCGTCGTCCCAAGTTGTTGGTTTTTCCTTTATTGTTAATGCCGCGTTTACAGCGCCGTTTGACGCTGACATTGCAGGCACTTGCTGACTTTGTTTAATGTCGTCCAATCTCTTTTTTTCAATCATTTGTTGAAATTCAGGATTGCTGTCGTAGTATTTCATTAATTCTTCTGCTGTTGGGTCTGACGGTGGCGGTGTATTTGCAGAATTTACGCCGTTTGCAATCATATACGCCGTCAAATACTTTTCGTCCATAGGTATATCGTCGTTGTCTAACCACTTGTTATGTTCAATGATGTAGTCCAGCTGTGGCAACATATCGTTAATACCTTTCAGTTCATCAACACCGTTGAACGCCTCAAGCATTTCCCTTTTTTCTTTCTCACGCATACCGTCCTTTGCGTATTGCAAGGCAGGTTCAACGTCTTTTAGCACTTGCTGTGTGACGTATTTTTGCATTGCGTTTGCATAGTCCTGTTGCATTTGCTGAACAGTTGCATCGTCCTCGAAAGCTAAACGGTTTACATCCAACATTGGCATTTGCATTGCGTCCTCTATAATTGCTTGCTCACGTTGCTGTGATTGCTGTGTTATAGTCTGTTGCAATTCGTTATTTGTCTGTCTTAGCTGTTCGTTTTCTGACATTATGCGTTGATAATCTTGTTCACGTTGTGCCGCCGCTTGTGCCGCCGCCTGTGCTACATTCGCCGCCTCATCAACCGCATTATTATCCTGTGTCGGTTGTTCTTGTGCTTGTGGTTCTTGCTCTTGTCCCTCTTGTTGTGGTTCTTGTGGGGTATCTTGGGGGGTGCTTTCTTCGCCCAATACCTCTTGACCGTCAAACATATCTTCGGTCGCTCGTCTTGCGTCGTAGAAATTATCCATTATGTATAGTCCTCCTATCTTTGTCCTTGTTGTGCCAACATAGCAATTACATTCTGCTGTTGATCTTGTGTCTGTGCCTGTTTATGTAGTCTGATATGGTCCTCTAATGCTTTTGCATACTCAGGCTTTTTCAGTTTTAACAGTTGAAAATCCAACTGCAAGATATACCGTAGGTGTTCGTCTATGTGTATATCGTGGTCGTCAAACTCTGATACTCTCGGTACTGCACCCTGCTCAAAAAATACATTTTCACGTTGTGCCGCTTGAATTTGCAGTGCATTGATGTTCATTATTTCGGTGTAATTGCCTACTTTCATAAACTCCAGTGCCCTCTGTTTTACACGTTCAGGTATCTGACCATTTGCGTCGGTAAACAGTCCCATTTTGTATGCGTCGAAGAAACGTTCCTTTTGCACTTCTTCCGACATCAACAGTTCATTTTCTGTGACGTATTCCACGTCATAGCTGTTAATATCGTCGCTATTCCAAATAATCGCATTACCGATGCGGTTTTTACCTGTGCAATTCAGCACACGTCGCGTATTCGCGTATTTTTTATAGATTTCAAGCCACATTACCGCTAAATTTTTGATACTGTTTCGGATATGGTCGCCTGTCAGTGATAGACGTGTATTGTCTATGTCAACAAGGTTCTGTATAGCTGTACCTGACGTTACGCCTGCAGGCGTTGCACCGTTCATCATCAGCTGTGATACACCTGCTACATATTCCATATCATTTTTCAGATTGTAGCGTTCCGTCATTATTTCTGACGGTAAATTGCCATTCGGAATAGGTGTAGGTGCATTTGTTCCCTGTCTGTACACTAACATTGCACCAGGTGCCGCACCGTTCTGTTCAAATTCTTCAATGTCGATACTGCCCTCTTCGGCATAGAAACCCTGTATTGCAATGCGTTTGATGTATTCGTGTATACGGTTTAGACAACCGTTATACGCACGCTGACGTGGTATCAAATCTTCGATTACTGACCTACCGAAAAATTGTCCTGCCGTTTCACGACACATCATTTGCGTTAGCGGTATGCGTGAATACGGTAGCGGACCGTAGTAAACCAAATGTTCGTCACCGACAATGATTATCATTCTTCCGTCCGGTCTGTGTTTGGTCGGACGTTCAAAATACGTAATCACTTTTGCGGCGTTATCTACCGAACGTGTACCTAATGTTGTGACGGTATTCTCGTAACCGAAACCGCCTCCGGCAACAACGGGCGTCAATTCAAACGTTTCAACCGTTGCACCCTCAACTTTGATACCGTATAGGTCGTATATTTCCTCTTTGGTCTTTACTTGCTCCAAAATAATTGAACGTTGTGCCTCTATTCCCTCTTTGAATATGCTTTCTGGGAATACTTCGTACGGTGTTATCAATCCGTACTCCAAATCGCCTTGATAGAACGCTTGCTCAAACTTTCTCTCATTGCCCTCTTCATCAACAGTAACGACTTTTTCGGTGGCATATTTCTCGCCCTTGTCCTTATCCCACCACGATAACCAAAAACAGTTACCGCACAATTCATTCCACTGTATTGCGGTATTTTTCTTGGTGTCAAAATCGCTTGAAGTCTGCAAATACTGCAATATCGTAGTTGATGTTTCAGCCTTTGCGTAGTCCTCTAACTCGTTCGTTCGTGGATTTACTTTCATTCGATAGTTAATCTTTTTCAGATTGGCAATTCGCGTATCTATTAACGGTGCAATCTGATTAAACGTTTCACGTTCCAACCAATCGTATACAGGCTCCAACTGTTCGATTTCGCGACTGTATGGGTTAAAATCGCAATACTGATTACCGACTAAAAAATTAGCGTTTAAATGCCATTGCGTTTCCAATGCTGAACGTGCTGAACGGCGTTTCTCTAATTCTTCGTGAATATTTGCGATAATATCTTCCTTGTACAGCTGATTTCCATCGTCGTCGGTGTCAATTACTCTGTCAACTTCTTCATCGTCTGCACTTTCACTGTTAGGTGGTGAAAACATACTCTTAACGCTCGCCTTTATGCCCTGCAATACAGGTGAATATCTCAAATTCATTATTCATCACCCACCTTTGCGTCGTTCTTGCGCCACCTATTCAAAACAGCTTTATGCCTGCTGATAGGTTGCTTCGGCTCGTCGGCTTTGATGTTGTTGTATTCAGTCATATTTCTGCACATCAACCTGTTATACAGGTCTTTGCGTTCGATATGTTGCACTATTGACATTCCTACTATGATTAGCGTCTGAACGGCTATAACGCATAGCAGAACATAAATCACATTCATAGTCATTCCCTCCGTTTAAAATGCAAGAATACTCGCAATCAGCGTTTCCTTGTCAGTATTTGCGTTGATACCTAATTCCTTTGCGATTTTTTTCAAATCGTTGTACTTAACACCGTCCAAATACTCTTTTGTGTACGGAATAGGGTATTCTTCTGTGTTGTTATCCTCTGTTTCAACTGTTTCTTCCACGTTTTCTACTGTTTTCTCTATTCCACCGTGGAAAAATAGTGGTGGCGGTGGTACTGATACCGTCTTTTTCTCTGCTGATGGGTCGTATTCCGCAACAGCTTTAACCGCCTTTTTTAAACATTCTTCGCAGATAATGACACTGTTACCGAATTCGTTTGTATTTGTCAGTGAATATGTATCGGTATTTTTGCACCCTCTGACTTCACATTTTCTCTTTATCTTCTTGATTTTCATTAGAAATAGCTCCTCCTTTTTTCTAATCTGCCTTTTAATGCTTTCTCTCTGTACTTTTGTACCGCCGTCTTTTCCTCTTTTGGCGGTTTTGACGGTGATGTGAATTGCAACACGAAATATCGCAACGCGTCAGGTAAATGTGTTATATCGTGTGGTTCTGTCGCACAATCCGTTGGATGTTTGGTATCGCGTTGCAATGATGTTAAACAGTCGATTAATTCAATACAATTATCGAATATCATCAATCGGCTACTGCCGTTTTTGACCTGTAATAAATCTTTGACCGCCAACCAACCTGCCTCACGGTTATTTGAACTTTTCAACAGTGGCAAACCGCCCTCACGGAACAAATCCGCCTTTGTCTTACCGCTTTCTTGTGTTCGTCCCCACATATCAGGTGGGGCGGCGGTGTATTCTATTCGTTCGTCAGTCGGCGTCAGATTGACTATTTCCCCTGCACCGACTGAAATAACCTTATTGCTTTCAGCGTACTCGCGGTAAACATAGTAGTTACCGTGTTCGTCAATAGCCACCCATACACACGCCAAACAATCCAAACCGTAGTCCATACCACGATATTTACGCCAATGTTTAGGAATTTGAAACGGTTTAACAATGTGTATTGACCTATCAAATTCGTTGAAATACCGTCCCTCAAGCAAGTCCCAACTGCCGTCACGCCACGCCTCTCGCAGTCCGTCGGGCAGGTTATTTAACATATCAACATAGCCTGTATCTGTTTCCAATAACACCGCATTATCAAACACCGTCGCAGGAATGAACATATAATCGTTAGGATTTTCTGCATTCCTGTATTTTCGTGATACAAACAGACGTTTTACCCATTCGTGACCGACACCGCCGGGGTTACACGTCAGATACATACGTTTCGGAAACGAATTAGCACCTCTGATACACGCTGTTAATGTTGAATACTGGTACTCGGTGAATTGCGTAGCCTCATCCATAAATATCACGTCGTATTCAATACCCTGATATTGATTGACGTCGCTCTCACTGTCGCAATACCCCATTTCCAACAGCGAACCGTTATTGAAATAGAAACATTTTTCCTGTTTGCTGTATCTCGCTATGCCTTTCAGCAACGGCTCCAACTCTCTGACGTGGTTACGTTCCAAATCCCTATACGTCCGTCGCAGAAATAACATTTTTATACCTGCATATCTGATAGCCAATAGCACCGCTTTCATTCTGACCGCCCACGACTTCCCACCGCCTCTTGCTCCGCCGTACATAATCATTCGGTTATGTGCAGTGAAAAACTGTTCCTGTTTCGGATTCGTGCGTGATAGGTCTAATTTCAGACTATTCTGCATATTTCATCACGTCCTGTGGCATTTTAATTTCAATCGTCGTATTTTCTGTCGATTGTCCCTGTGCTAATGCACGTTTGTCATACAACGTATTGACCGCCGTACTGATTTCAGACAACTTGTGCAGTTCCAATGACCGTATCTTCGCTCGCAATTCCTGTTTTTGCGTTGCTGTCATTTCATCAGCCGGAATATCGTTCATTAGTTCTTCTAATTCACGCTGATGTTTTAACGCCAATTCCATACGTCTGTTAATCAGCTCCGTGCCGTTCTCAATGGCTCTGCTCGCCGTTTCGATGAAACCCTCGCGGACCTCTCGCCGTTTTTTCGCGTATTCGTCCATATCAGGCGGATGTCGTCGCCACCACGATTTTAACGTGTTTACGGGAATACCCATTTTGCGTGATACTAATTCCCAATTTCCCAATACCGTGTATTCCGCAAATGCCTGCTCACGGTCGGCGTCTGTATATGTTCTCTGTTTTGCGATGGCTGACACCCCCTTTTCATCAATTTAATATTTCCGTCCCCACCGACAATCAGTGAAATATTAACCCACCGTCCTCACGACGGTTCTACCTACTATATGTAGTAAATCAAATCTATCCCCCTCACTATTTTCCAATTTTAATATTTTTGCATTTTGTATATATTGCATAAATCATCATAGAAATATATGTATATTTTTCATAATCTTATTTAACTTTGGCATAAAAGTATTGACTTTAGCATAAAAGTATGCTATAATGTAATCAGAAAATAACAAAAGAGGTCAGCTGAAAGGCAAGAGAAAGGAAGATTAAAATGAAAGAGTATTTAGTTTGTAACATAGACGGAAGAGGTCAACTAAGAAAGGCAAGAAGATTGACTGACGAAGAGAAAAAGCAATATGTAAAAGAATTTAGAGATAGAGCTTTTATAGGTATCAGAGGTGAGAGTATAGATTTAAAATATCTTATGTTCGATGAAATTCTTGGATTTTTAAACAGAGAATCGGACGGACAATTTACCAGTTCATCAGGAAATGTTTATATCATAAATCAAGACGAATGGGACGAATTAGTCCAAATGAATAGTGAAAAAGAAAAAATAGCAAAAAGAAAAGAAATTGAAGAAAATATTGTCTCTTGGGAGCAAATAGTTCAAAGATGTGAGGCTATAAAAGCTGCAGGAAATTTGTATAGCACAAAAGAAGAAGCACAAAAAGCAAAGAAAAAATATAATGATTTCTATAATGAAGGTGAAGACGGCTATGTTCCTCATTTTTGGACAGCAGAAGAATATGAGGACGCAAAAGCAAAATTGAAAGAATTACAGAACGAATTAAGAAATATCAATTAAAAGTGCAATTCCGACGCATTTCGGTGCGTCGGTGCAACACTCAAAAAAAGAAAGGAAGATTAATTATGAAAAAATTAGTAAACATAATAGAGGACGAATTTGGAGTTCTTTTTACGAAGTATGAATTAAGTGTCGCAGGTAAAAAGCTTGTAGAAAAAGTTGAAGCAGAAACAGATTATCACTTTGATAAAGTGGTAAAAGGTGCAATCAGATTCATTCCAAATGAACCTGAGGACGACACAAGCCGTTGGATAAAAGTATCCAACGACGGGTTTGTTACAGCCTACCGATGTGGTATCGGTAAAGGTTGTTTCGCTGTCAGAAGTTGGACAGCGAAAAACGTTCAAGATTGGTTGGACGGTAATACGGAAGCCTGTTATGATAGAGTGGTGTGGCTATGATAAAAAAATGTATAATCTGCGGTGGCGAATTTAAAACGTCACCGTCAGCTAAAAAAGTAACCTGTTCAAACGAATGTAGACGCAAATACGCAGTTATTCGTTCAACAGGAAGAAAGAAATCAGTCGAAGAAAAGAAAAAAATTTCTGATGCACACAAAGGCAAAGACACATACCAAATCCGGATGTTAGCAATAGAGGCGTCTAAGGCAAGTCCTAAATCGGGCAAATTTGAAACAAATGTCAACGCAATAGATTGGCATATTGTTTCACCTGAAAATGTACATTACCGTTTTCATTCGTTGAATAACTGGTTGCGGTTACACGGCGAAGAACATTTCGGTTGCAAACCTGATACACAGCAGTTTTACAATGTAGTGTCAGGAATGTCCCAAGTGCGAGCTACTATGTTAGGGAAAAGAGCATATCCTGCGACCTACAAAGGTTGGAGGGTTATCATAGATAATTAAAGGAGGAATTTAAAATGCAAAAAATCATCAGAGGAAAAAAATATAATACAGACACTGCAAAGGAGGTTTGTTGCTATTCAAACAACTTACCTTTCGGCGACTTTGATTGGGTACAAGAAACTCTGTATGTAAAACGTACAGGTGAGTATTTCTTGCACGGTAAAGGCGGAGCAAGAAGTAAATACGCTGTACCGGACGGCGATTTTATGGGGGGCGGAAGTGAAATTATCCCCCTATCCGAAAAAGAGGCTCAAGCTTTCGTCGAAGAAAACGGCGATACGGAAACCTATGAAAAGTTTTTCGGTGAAGCTTCTGAAGGAGAAACACGAACAACTATTATCCTATCCGAAACAGCTAAGAAAAAGCTACAACGTCTTGCCCTCGAAAAGCGTGTATCTATCAGTCAAATCGTGGAAAGACTGATTGAAAACGCATAACAAAAAAAGACGGTTGCCGTTTGGTAACCGTCTTTTTTGGGAATAAATGAAAAAATATAATATCTCTCAAGTGAGCATATATATTATATCACATTTTCTACCGCAAGTCAAAGTGAGTTAAGTTATACCGAAACCGTTTATAGAATTCGCGTTTTAGATTAAATAATCGTTTCGGGTGCAATCCGTATTGCATTTGTATGTAGACGTGATTGACGGAGCTGTCGGTCAGAAATTTATATAGTGCCTGATAGTCCTCTCCTGCGACCTCAAGACACATATTCAGCACTGCCTTATCTTGCTCCGGCAGTCGTCTTGCGTTCACGCACAGAAAATATATCAATCCCTGCGTATTGTAGTTTATTCCTAACCTATCTAATGTTCTTGAAAATCTAAACTCCGTCAATCTCCTGTCCTCCTATTTGCTATACGTTATCTTTCCGTCGTAATAGAATGTCATACCGCATTCTTTTCTTACGACCTCTTTAACCTCTTTCAGCTTGCCGTCCTGCATACCCATTAAAACATCTTTTATTGCCTGTCCTAATTCTGTTATACGTTTCTTCTTCCATTTCAACATTGAATAGAACGTATACAGGATTATAGGTGCATTGTTTTTCATTGCACACGTAACCATTTTAATACGGTCTTGCTCGGCAGTGCTTGTCTTGATTTTTAGTGGGTCAAAATCGTTCATCAGTTTTTCATAATCAAAATCGCACTCATCTTTTAATTCCTCTGCGAGTTTATCAATATCGCGTTCACGGTTATACACAACCCCAATATATCGAATAACTCCCTCTATGTATTGACACACGCGTTTTTGACCCCATTTGCATTTTATACGCAGATACCACGCACCTACTACCACAAGATTGACAACGCCCTCTGTTGTAACTTCGTTTTCAACAATCTTGTACGACTGCAATGCTTTCTTTCTATTGAATTTCTTAATACCACGTTTCTTTGCAATTTCATCAAAATTTTTTAATATTCTTTCTTCTTCGGCGTTTTTTATCACCTGCCTTACGGCTTTGCGTTTCTGTTTTAGTTTCTTCGCTACTTTATCTTTCACACTCTACTCAACCTTTCTTATCCGGTACATATTCCGGACACTTTTCAATCCTATACGAATCGTACGTCTTGCGGTGTACCTTTTCAGCGGTCCAACCCTCAACAGGCTGAAAGCAACTACTCCACGAACACCATCCGCAAGCATTCTGGCACGTCCAACATAATTGTTCTTTAACCATTTTGCGCCTCATCTAATCGCTGAACATACTCGGTAAAATACCATAGCAGTTCATCTTTGAATACTTCAATAGCTTCCTCTGTTTTTTGGGATGTTGAGAAATATATAGCATTCGGTCGTCTTAATTTCCGTTCTATTCCTATGTTTAATTCATTTAAACTATAATTATATGCAAAACAATATTTATTGATTTTATCATTTTTCCAATCAGACACAGAAATAACCTTGTCATTTTGTGCCTGCCACTGTCTTAAACAACGCAATAACCTATCAGCTCTTGCATTGTTCTCAGCAATGGTTTTATCGCTGTAATAATTGCCTACATCATAACGATTTTGGTCAAATAGGACGGTATTCTCATTTTCTATTACTAAATCTATAGTATTGACAAAATAATACTTCTTATTGTTACATTCTTCTCTTCTCTCATATCCTGTTTTAGGCTTATCCTCAATCAATCCCAGCTTTTTTAGCTGTTCAAACAATACTGTCTCTTTTAACTGTTCCTCAGGTATTTCAGCCTGAACGCTTTTATCGTTCACTTTCAACTCTACTTTCATTACTTTTCCTCCTTAATTTTATTTCACCTCAACGCTCACACCCTCGTGCGTGTGCCAATACAATTTGTAATGATATGGGTCTGTATGTGTCCCTGTAATATCTTCAACCGCATACATTGTGTATTCATTTAAATACACATAGTTTTTCTTATACGAATTCTCACCCGTTTTAACAGTTATCACCAATTCGTTAGTTGTATTATTGGATATACTCATATATCCCTCCGCCTCAAGCACGATATTATCTGTTCGTGCATTGTAAACGGTGATTTTTCGTTCGCATTCAAAATAGTCTGCCTGTTTTGACATATTGTAGTTTACCATTTCCGCCTCCGAACACGCCGTCAGCATTACTGCTATGCAAAACATCATCAATATTCCAATTATTTTTATAAATCTTCTTTTCATTTATTATTCCTCCGTTTATTTTTCTTGAAATTCCTTTAATCTGCCCTCTAAATATTCAATCTCATCTTTCCAATGCTCAATTAGCATTTCTTCGATTTGTTGCTTTGCGTCATCTATACTATCAGCCCACAATAGGTCATCGTCTACACTTAATTCTTCTGATATATAATAAAATACTTTATCATCCATTTCATCTTGAACAAAACTCGCAATTACCTCATCATCATCTTCATAAAATGGGCTAAAACGAAGTTCGTGCCATTCTTCTCCAAATTCATTCTTTTTGACTTTCCATTCTTTCATTTATTATTCCTCACTTTCCCGACCTTAGCATATAAAATAATAACTGCGACATTGACCTTTGACGGTCCTTTGGGTGTGCCTCCATTGCGATTTTTAACGTCCACCACACCGTTATATCATCTAATGGCGTTGGATTTTCAAACTCGTCAACAATATCTCTGTCCTCGGGACACGCCACATATACACCCACTTCCCACGGTTTGTCTTTGATTATTTGTTTGTATGTTTCCATTGTCGTAACAATGTAATTCCTTTCGCCCTCAAAAGTCAAGCCATTTCCACTGTTGTAGTCTGCCTTGCAACTCTTGACCTCGTAGAATATAAATTCCCCTTTTTCTATGCCGCTTGTACTTTGATTTTTCGGTACAAACTGCACGAAGTCAACACGCTTTTCTTTGCCTTTTCCGCCACCACAATCAAGTGTAACTTCGCTTGCGTAGTATTTACCCCTACCCGATAATCTTTCAATGAGTAACTTGCTCAAAAATTCGGTTGTTTCTTTCCTGTTCATATTTTCTCCTCCAACATCGCCGTAAGCAACAGCAAATAATTTATACTGTCACCTATTTTTTCAGTCCACATTTCTTTTGATATTGCCTTGCCTTGTTCGTAATCATCAATCAAATCGTACACGCTGACAGTATGTTTTGCCATCATACTGCCTAACGCTTTTACTGGTGTGCAACTTTGCAATTCGCCTGCTACCTTGAAATTATGCAGCCTATCATCGGTTGCGTATTCGTCCGCCTTATTACATAAAACAGTTTTACACATTTCTATGCGTTTATTTATAACTTCTTCAAATTCTTCGCTTTTCATCGTTTACTCCTTATCTTCCATAGTACGACCTACAAAAAGTATATTTTCTAATGGAATTATCGCCAATGTTCCAAATGCGTCTTCTTCAAATTCTATGAATTCAGCGTATGTATTTTTCATTATCACCTGATTACAACGCCCCTTAAAATATAGATGTTGGTTATTTTTCTTTAAGACACAATAGAAATTTTCACTTTCTGTCGGTTTCTTATTTAGCTGTGTAGTATTATTCATCTTCTATGCCCTCCATTAAATTCAATGTTTTTTCCAGCTTTTTATCCGCTATCTGATTTATTTCGTCATTACTGATATGGAATAAATATTGCAACTGTATCATCATTACAATTACGTCTGATAATTCCTCTTTGACGCTGTCTTCTATTTCTTGCATGGTCTTTCTTACACGCTGTCCTCCCTGTGTTGCTCTCATATACTTAGTTAATGCTTGTGTCAGTTCTGCCATTTCTTCAATCACTAATGGTATTTGTCGTTCGCCATAGTCATCCGCTACTTGCAACCACTCACTTTGCGAACGTATCGGCATTATACCCACACGATTATTCCATTCGTTTATAACCTTGTCTTTATATCCACTCATTTTACACCTCGTACCACACTCGTTGCATTCTACAACGTAACGACCGTCATATGCTTGATACAATCCTGCTTTCCCACCGCAAAACGGGCATTTTTTCAACTCTACACCATTCATTATTTCTTCCTCACTTCTCTCATCTTCGTTTCTATCGCTGTCATTTTTACGATTTTCTCTTAACGCCACCACTGTGTTAATTATTGAATTCATCATATCGACTGTTCTCCTTTATCGTTCAGAAATCCTACTCACACGGCTCATACTTCTTGCAGAACACGTCGGGTTTGCAAGGATAATACTCTCCTCGTAAACCCTTTATAATATAATCGCCAACACTTGCTTTCATATCGCCCTCTAATGTCGATACAAGAAGTTCGCCGTCCTTGATATGAATATTATCTTTATCTGTTGTGAATTGCATTATTTCTTTAATATTTTGCCCTGTCCATTGTACTGCCTCGATTTCGCAAGGCTTTGTTTTATATCTCATTCTTCTATTCCTCCAATTCGTCTATCTTCTCAAATATGTAATCTACCGCAGACTTTAAATCATTACCAACGCTTTGGATGTTCTGCGGTGTTAGTTGTGAAGTTACAAGCATTGTGTAACAAGTCTTTTCACTTGGTAATGCGATATTCACTGCTAAGCTACTTATCAATGCGACAATGAGTATTTTAAACCGCTTACTAAAGTATCGTTGTTCCTCTTCTTCGTTAAGATATTCATAAAGACTAACAACTACAACAAATCCCGCTACAAGCATAACTATAAACAATGCAGTTTTGAAATTGTCGCATAAATTAATTAAATAAATCAAACTCGGTTTAATTATCGGTGTATTCATTACTCGTTTCCTCCTTCAAATATCGGTTTATACTTTTTATCGACCGGCGTATTATACAATCCACACGCCTCATATTTGCTACGCCAGTTTGTATTAGCCTCTCTCGTTATACCATACGCCTTGCATTTGCAGTGATGTTTTCCGTCAACTGTTATTGTTGTGAAGTTACAGCAATTACGGCATAGCACGCCCTCTAATTCGCCGTATTCTCGATACATAGCACCGATTTTAATTCTCTTTTTCTTCGCCATTTTCTTCCTCCTCAAAATCACTAACCACTTTTATAATTCTTATAATCACTTTCATAATAGTTTCATTTTCTATGTCATTACTGCTATATCCAGTATGCAGTAATGCGCTTGCTCTACCCATTTCATAGTAATGAGCCATAAAATTCATGTTAAAAAACGAATTTTTTTCCGGAAATTGATTAAGTATTTTTAATCTGTATTCTGTTTGCTTGAGCATTATATCTTGAACTGCCTCTTTTGCGTCTTTCGAGTTGCGGATTGAAGCAATGCAAAGGTCTATAAATTTTAATTTATTAAAATCTAAATTTTCTGTTTTTGCTTCGCCTAAATATTCTTTAAATGTCTTGCGAATAATATCATCGAAATCATATGGCAAACGCGTATTCATTTCTATTTCCACGCCCATTGGTAATTTAATAGTCATTGTCTATCCCCCTATTCTGTGTATAACTCTTTGTTCTTCGTGTGTTCCGCGATTGTAGCGAGGAACTGCGCGTTGCACGGCTTAACTTTGTTGTAACCAACACTGTTGCCAAAGTATTTTTTAGCCATTTCGGGGCGAATATTATAAAACGTCACCTCTATTGCGTGGCGAATATTTCGTTCCACCTGACTTTGTGTTTTGCCAACATTTTCAGCCAACTGTCGATATATATCCGTTTGCTTTATTTTTTCGTTGCTTAACATTATCACAACGGCTTGTCTGATTAGGTCATAGCCTGCCAAATGACACGGTGTACCTAATTCCATTAATATCTTTGTTATTTCTTTTTCTTCGTTCATTGTCTTATTCCTCCTAAAAATAAATTAATCCATACCATCATACAAACTTTTGCTGACCGAAATATCCTCAATATTTGTTTCGTGTATTGCTGTTGCTATCTTCAATTTTGTTTCTCTGCACGGCATATATCCATATTTGATATATCGTATCATTCGCTCAAATGTTGACATTGGGAACAGTATTTTGTCATCGACTACCAATCGTTTTGTATGTAGGTGTTCAAAAAACTTATCGTCGTACATTACTTTATATTCAATATGTTTTCCGTCGTCCTCCGTTACTTCTTCTTTGAAATATGCAAACTTTGATATAGTAAAATCAAAATTTTCTAACATCGACTTTGCGTCATTGAAATTTTTACGACATAACTCCAATACCAACCCACTGTCTATATGCTTATATGCCTTGACATTGTCGTTTTCGTAGTAAAAATTATATTGCACTGTCAATGCGTTATCGCCTGTATATCCTTCTGTCTGACGGTCAAAGTATTCCACGGCGCAATAAAATTCTTCCTCGTTATCAAAAAATATATCTATGTCCTTTATCTTTTCACCGTTGAAAATGTTTTTAAAACAGCCACCCGCTATGTATCCTTTATGTCCCATCATAAACTTATCCAAAAAATTCAACATATGAAAATTTTCTCTGTCTTGTTTAATTATCATCGTTTTCCTCCATATCAATCCACGTTATACCCACTGCATAAGCCGCCCAAATGTCACTCTTAAATCCATAAAACCAATCGGGACATTTCTTTGTCCCTTTTCCGTTCTTTAAATCGTGCTTTGCAAATCTGTCTATCAAAGCCCTGCGAATAGTTGCGTCGTTGGCTTTCATGCTGTGGCATATGTTCATTTTTTCGTCTTTGCGTGTTATGTATTGAACATCCTTTTGTAATTGCTTTGATTTTTCTGTAAATCTGCCAATCCACACGCACGTTTCAAACACTTCACGTCCAACCGGCATACCGTAGCACGCCACCATTTCGATAACAACAACGTCCGCTTGATGTACTCTTATCAGGCGTTCAAAACTGTCTAACAACTCATCATTATCGGTCTTTCCAAAGTCTTGTGGTTTCGTTGTTTCTCCGTCAATAATGCACCAACCGCTTTGTGTATTACCGGGGTCTATAGAAAATACAATCATTACGTTTTCTCCCTCATTATTTTTTCAAGTTCGTCATAATCAAGGTTATCGTCTCTGTTAATACTAAGCTCATTTTCATTGCCTTTATACGCTCGCTTTGCACTTTGCACTTCCGCAAGCGTGGTACGTCCTGCGTTAAAGTGATTACGCAATATAGCCTCTATATACTTGTAATTACGTTTGTTGTTCTTTACAGCTTCGCTTATAGCATATTCAACGACATCTTCTGACATAGCATTAAGCCAATCATCTAAGCCTTGCAGTGTAATCGGTGTCAAAGGTGCTATATTGTTCTCATATAGCTTAACAATTCTTACAGGCAGACGTGGCAGTTCCCTTTCTTCTACTTTCTTTTCTTTTACTTTACTCTCTTCTACTTTCTTTTGTTCGGAAATGTTTACATTTTTGCTTGAAATGTTTACATTTTCATTTAAAATGCGTACATTCTTATAAATTTGGTCGACTTTAATTAAGAGGTACTCTTTTCTGACTTCAACTTCTTTACGGCGACTGACTGCCTCGAAGTATCTTTCTTGTATGCCTCTCGAAGTCAAGATTTGATACTTGTCATAAAGTTCACTGTCAAATATACCTCTTTTAATCGCGGCTCTCACTATTTCGGACACGGCATCACCACCCAAACCTACATTCTTTCCGAACAATAATGCAACGTCTTCTGACCATTCACAATAGTAACCTTGCTGTCCGTATATCTTTTGGAACAACTTAACGACTATCGCAAACCCTTTCAGCCCAAATTCAGCCTCGATTAATTCAAATTTATCATCTAAATGTACGTTCAGCGGAAAGTAGTTAATTCCGTTGTTCATACACTACACCTCTTAAAACGGCAAATCTTCTTCACCGATTGTTGCAAAATCCTCACCGTATTGACTGTTTAAATCATCTAAACCACTATCAGACAAATCGGTATTACCGCCTGTACTACTTTCGGCTTTTGAGCCGGTAAAGTATACCTCGTCTACAATAACTTCTGTCGCATACTGCTTTTTACCGTCATTACCGTCCCAACTTCTCGATTGAATACTTCCGACTACCGCAATCATACTGCCTTTTTGGAAATATCGTGCGATAAATTCGCCTGTCTTACGCCACGCAATGCAGTTGATGAAATCAGCCTGTTGTCCGCCGTCTTTTGCAAATCTTCGATTTACCGCAATAGTAAATCTCGCGACTGAAAGATTGTTTGGTGTTTGTCTTATTTCAACGTCTTTTGTAAGACGTCCCATTAATATAACTTTATTCAACTCTTCCTTCCCCCTTAAATGCTCTCTTTAAAATCTCCTTTATATCTTTTTTTATGAGTTTTAATAATTTAATATTAAATCTTCCAATGACAATCGAATGTGCTACACGATTATTTCCTTCGCGTTGGTGCATTGAAATCAATGCACCGTCACATTCGGTTTCAAATACTTCGTTCGTGTATGTATCTTCTACTCTTATTTTTACCATTACATTTCCTCCTATAAATAACTTTTTCCGAATACCTCTCGGAATTGTTCCTCTGTCCAATTATTCTCTTTCATAGCTTTTTCTTGACCGTATCGGTGCAAATAATCAGCTATATCGCTGTTTCTGTGTGCGCTATATTCACCGTTACGGTGACATCGTTCACCACATAGATAAACTACTAACCCATACCGTTCAGAGTGTTTTCGGTTACTTCCTCCGAATATATGGTGACGTTCTAATCTGTCACCGTTTCCGTTTCTTCCGCATAGAAAACACTTCTTCATTGCTTCCACCCGTCCTTTAACGCCTGTAATTCTCTCGGTGTCATTGTTTCGATACCCAGTGCCTTGCAGTCCTGCACGATATTATCAATCAACATTGACATTTGCTTTGTGTCGTATGATGATGAACCATAGTATAGAACAACGTTTGTGCAACCTTTAAGTTTGCTTTCAAGCGTTTCTACCTGCCACCCTAAGCCACTATGTTTCCAACCCTCGCATAGTTTGTTGACGGCTTTTGTAGGCGCACATACTATCTCGCTGTTACCACCTATTTCTTTTATCTCTCGGCGGTATACCTCTGTTTTACTGACATTTAGCTTTTCTGCCAATTTATCTATCAGTACCCAACAGTAAGCATTTGCGTCAAGTGACCTCTTTTTCCTGTACTGTTTAACCTCGACAACATATTCTTTGCCGTCCTCTAAAGCTGATATTAAGGATGATAGCCACGCTACCGCCTTAATACCGCTCTCTTTATTGAATATCTGCTTGTTCATTATTTTCTACCTTATAATCTTCTGCCATTTGTTTTGCGTTCTTTGCGTATTGAGGATATTCGGCAAGTTCTACTTCGTCAATATCCTTGCCTAATGCAGTTTTTAACAACTCTCTTATCTCGTCCTCTGTTTTACCTGCTCGGCTTGCAAAGTTCTTTACAAAACCTTGTAACGATTTTTTTATAACAACATTTGCGCTGTCAACCAATCTATTTAAAAACAACACATACTTTCCTTGTGGTAATTCGGTTAATTCTTTTGCACCGAATTCATTTAATAAAATGTTGAGCGTTGTTTCTCTATTTGCTTTTGGGAACACACGCAAGATATTTTGTATTTTTTTTATCTGTGTTTCATCAATGTATACTTCTTGCGAGGGCACTTTGGACTGTGCTTTGTTCTCAGCCGGAGTTGGATTGTATTTACTTCTACCGGCTTGCCAATATACATCAGCACCAAATCCCAACGCCTTACAAGCTACCGATATAGCGTCTGTCAGAGCCATTTTAAAAGCCTCGTCCGATGTATATAAACCGCTTTTTTCTTTTGCTACGAATGAATTACCGCCTGTACCTTCGATAGGCATACTCCATTCGTTGTTATGCTTTATGTATAACTCAATATCTACAAAGGCACATTTTACACCGTCTGCACCTTCTTCTACCCATTTGCGTACCGTTTTGTAGTACCAACCTATTCCGACAGGTCCGAACTGTTCTGTAAGAGCCTGTATTCTCCACATAGGGTTTATATCTGTCATACCTTTCAATCTACCTGCGTAAATAGGTTTCTTCGCATTTTCGGGTACTGTTCTGACGGCGTTGTATATTTCCATATTAGTCATTTTGCCACCTCTACTTTATACTTACATTGTTTCTCTCTACCAACTCCGCGTGCGGAATATCAAAACCGCCTTGCAACATTTCTTTTATAACCGTCTTGTTTGCTTCTGGTCGCTTGAATGTCAACAGGTCGTTGTTGTTCTTCATTGCGTAGTCAATAAATTCATCATCAACCTCTATCGCCGTTGACTTTCTGTAACTTATCGCCACTTTTGGAGTAGCGAATTTATTACCTTGCAATGTTCGATTTATGAAATTCTTCAGATTTTCAGCCTTGTTTTCCAACGACTTACGACGTTCCGCAAGTGCTTTTTCTTCTTCTCTTATAGCTTTGCTCTCGGCTACAAGATTTTTATACCATAACGCTGTATTTTCGATTTTTTCTTCCTTTTGCATTTGCAGTTCTTCAAATGCCTCGTAATCCTTTATCTCGCCGGTTTCTTCGTCTATCAAAGAAAACATAGCATTATCAATTTCGTATATGTTCATCTATCTACCTCTCCTATCTTCGCGAATTCCTCCATACAGTTTTCGCAGACAACTATATCTGCGATTTCGTAGTATTTGTCGCCTACAAATATAGGCTCATTGCACTCGTCACAAGTACAGGCAACTACTTCTTCGCCACAACTGTCCTCGCCGTAGTTGCCTGTTATCTCTTTATCAACATCAATGTATCCGAACATTTGACATTTTCCTTTCTATGTGTTAAAATATCAATGTGTTATAATATATGCCGTTGAACGGTATTGCGGAGGAAATTAAATTCCTCCGCTTTTTTATTATTCAATTATATGTACATTCGGTACATCTTCAAGCAATTCTCTTAGCTTGTCCGCAACGTTCTTTACTGCCTCACGTTCCCAAGCTCCACCGTCTGCCTCAAACAGTGCCGCTCTTCCGTCTTTAAGTCTGATTAAGAAATCGCTTTCCGGTTGTTCAACCTCTAAAAATGTTCTGTATGGTTTCAACGTAACAATCGGCTTAATTCTCTGTTCACCTATCAACTGAATACCACTCTTGACAGTTGCCGACTGCGTGATACCGTCGTCCTTTGTCTGTACACTCTGTTGGTCTGTTATGTTACCGAGTAACTGTACAAGATAATCTCTGTCCTCTGTCGGTGCAAAACGCGATTTTAGACAGATAATCATATTTTCAATGCTTATATACTCGTTAAAATCGAAACCGATAAATTTTGCTTCGGCAGTAAAAGGTCTTTCACGTTGCATATCATCTCTGATTGCACCGAACACGTGTACTCGTTCTGCTGATGTTGCTCTGACGAACAGCGGAAGATTATACTCATTCATCTCTTGTTTTATCATCTCTGCCAAACCGCTTAGACTTGAAAGGACTATTGTATCAGCAAGTTCGTTTTCAATCCTATATAAGTGCTTGTCCGAAAAAGTGCCTTGCACTGTTTCAATCACCTTTGGTCCTGTCATATCCTCGATTTTTTCAATAAACTCTCTATCAATCATTATCTTTATCCTCCTTTAAATTACATTACTTTCTTAATCGCTATAATCTTTGGCTCATCTTGTTCCGAGCCGTCTAATGCCATTTGCCCCGGTACTTGTGGCAACATTTCAACCAATGCTTTGCCCTCATCCGATTCCGTCAAGTACAACGCACTTTCAATGTTGTTCGTTGGTGTCAATGTTGACTTAACCTGTGTTGACATTTTGATGTTCTGTCTTTCGCTGTCAGGCTTTAATGACAGCGTTAATGTTATCTTTCTTACTGCGTCCGCCTTGGTGTTTAGGTCGGCGATATTATCAACAACCTTGCTTAGCTCATAATCCAATCTTTCACCGATTGCGCCACGAGCGACCTCTAATAAATTTGCATTACCCACTTTTTATCATTCCTTTCTTGATTTTTTATTTTTTTGTGGTATAATATATGTAAAACATAGATTAATCTATGTAATTACCTTTGACCGTTTATGAGTGTCGGCTCTAACGGTCTTTTTCTTTTGCAACAATATTGATATACGGCTCACCATTATTCCACGAATGGCGTATTTCAAAATCGGCACTACCATTAATCAATATTTTTGTGTTACTGCCAAGTGCAGTTAATATCGTGATAAATTCTTCATTATTGTAGTTCTCTACTTCGTCATTCATTCTCTTTCACCTCCAACTTTTTCTTGATGTCATCCAACATCTTTAATTGTAATCTGTATTTCTTATCGACTGTTTTGTCAGTCGGAATACACAACGACATAATTTCTTTAAACGGCTTACCCTCATACACGCTTATACATATAACCGGTGCAAACTTATTGTCGCCTACCATTGTGTATATCACGACAGGTGCATCGTCACGTTTTGCCGCCAACAAATTAATCTGTAAGCATAAATTATGTAGCTTGCTTATCTGACCTGTTGTCATTTGTTATCCTCCTATATTCATCATCACGATTATTTCAAATGCTATCAGCAAAATTGAAAACATTGTTACCGCAATGATATATTCTGTATTTTTCATTTGCCATTCACCAACGCAATCACTTGGTCTATCTGTCTGTTGGTCTTTTCGTCAAACTTGTGACTGCGTGTTTGTGGCTGTTCCTCTGCGGCATATATACCGCCTTTCATATCTGCCATTGCTTTACCGGTATCAACCCACGCTCTTCGACCTTTTTCATTCAGGCTGTTCCATATCCTTATTATCAAATTCATTTCTTATCTTCCTCTCTCATTAACTTCCAACCGCCGAATAGTCCGACACCGAAACTAAACAAAGCTACACCTATAATGTACATATGTTTTACCTCTCTTTCATTTGTTACCTCACAGGCACAAGCGAGTTACTCTAAAAATGCTTAAGTATGATACTATATACAGCAAAATGGAGGCTGCAAAAAGAGTAACTCGTTTCTGCCTGCGAGATTTAATTTTTATGACATTTCTCTTGCTAACTTAGCAACAGAGATATATCCGCCTTTAAAATCAAAAAGTTTTTTTACTGTTGCTCTGTTTAATCCACAGAACTTTTGAACATCTTTAACTTTTAACATTTCTTTATCGGGATAATGTGCTTTTATGCGTTCGAGATTATCTCTATATGATGGTTTTTCAAGTGCCACTTCGCTCACCCTCTTTCTTGTAAACTTTTTCTTAATCATTTAGTTCTTGGTTCATTCGACCCTTTAGCTCCTTAAGCAGTTGCAATACAATATCCAATGTGTCGCTATCGGCACAAGCAATGTCTAATTTTGAGGAAGTGAAAATGCCTGTTTCATTTCCTCTTTTTCGTTTGACTACTTCTTGATACGCCCTGTAATCTTCACCGCTTATTATGCGTTCCTTTGTTTGTGGAAGAATTGATATACAAGTATTTAAGTATTCAAGCCTTTCTTTTAACGGTAACTTTTCAATATTCATTTCTGCCTCCACTCCTCCAAGAAACTCTTTATCAGCATTACAACCGACGCCGGAAACACTATAGCGGCAAGAGCGCCGCAAGCAATCGCTATCATTACTATCATTTTTTCTACCTCCTATTTCCATTCTGCTCTTGTTAATCTTTTATGGCTGTGCTATAATCATCTTATGCTACAATCATCTTAAAGGAGTGAATTTATCATGAAATTAAACCTTCGCACTAAAGATAAAATACTCAATACTTTACTTGTAATCGCCGAAGAAACCAATACCACCGAAATCAAAAATTTCAGCAAGTATGTCAACAGATTTGATTACATTTCAAAAGCTGACCTGTACCGCTATTTGAAATTACTTGAATATGAACATATTATTGACTTAGACTATTACGATGAAGAAATATCAAGCATCCTGCTGATGCCGTCAGCATATATATATTTCTCCGAAAAAAGACAGTCTAATGTATTTACATATGTTAATATTGTATTGAGTGCCATAGCTGCTGTTGCCGCTGTAATGGCTCTGCTACATTAAATTTCTTATTATCAATAATGTTACAATACAAATTTCCTCTAAAACTATAATAATTCTAAGTGTATTCAATGTAATTCTCCTTATATTATTCTGATTACTATATCAATAATCGCCGCGACCAATGTAATACTTGTAAGTAAGAATATTATCTTGTCTGCGTATTCGTAATGCCCCACTGCTTTTTACCTCCTATTTAGTTTTTTACTTTCTGTTCTTGTTTTGCTATCCAATCTACACTTACATTAAATAGCTCTGCCAATTTTGACACATAAACTAAGTCGAGGCTTTTTTGGCGTTCACCATTTTCGATGTTTGCATAATAATTTTGACTAATGCCCAAATAATCAGCTATCGCCTGTTGTGTCATTTTGCGTTCTTCTCTTAATTCTTTTAAATACTTTCGCACACTATCACCTCCGTTCATCTCACAATGAGATATTATCACATATTGAGTTTATTGTCAATCCCTTTTTGAGATTTTTTTTATTTTTTTATTTACTTTTATCTCTATTAGTGATAATATAGTTTTACAAGGAGGTGGCGTTATGAAAAATCTTAAACTATTAAGAAAGCAACACAATCTATCACAAAAAGAAATAGGTAATATATTTCACGCTTCGCAAAATACGGTAAGTCAGTGGGAAAACGGTACCAGAAAACCCTCATATGATATTATTCAAGAAATAGCAGATTACTTTGATGTTTCTGTTGATTACTTATTAGGACGTCAAGAACAGCTCCCTGAATTAAACAGCAAAGATAAAAGAGAAATACAAGAAATATTAGACGATACCGAACAGCAATTATTATCTCAGGACGGTTTAATGTTTGACGGTTCTCCCGCAACAGATGAGGATGTTCAAAAAATAATAATGGCTATGAAAATGGGTATGGAAATGATAAAGAAAGAAAACAAAGCCAAGTTTACACCGAAGAAATATCGTAAAAATAATTGAGGTATTGCCTATGAATAGGATTGTAAATAAAATTGTATCTAAGTATCATTCTCGCAATCCAATAGATATAGCGCAAGGAATGAATATAAAAGTTGCTTATGCTGATTTAGGCGAAAATGTACACGGTTTTTACCAATACTACAAGCGTGGAATGGTTATATACATCAACAGTTCACTTGATGAGTTTATGCAACTTCAAGTATTGCGTCACGAAATAGGTCACGCAGTGCTACATAGAAAAACTAATCGTATATTTATGGAGCGTTCAACTTTTCAAGTTCCCGATAAATATGAGAATGAGGCTGACTTGTTTGCAACTTTCCTCGCTATTTCTGATGATGATGTGTGCGAATATATAAGCAACGAATATACAGTACAACAAATATCAAATATGACAGGTTGTAAAGAAAAATTTATTGAGCAGAGGATTAGAGATTATTGTGAGGGGTAATAGAATAAGTATGTAAAAATTACCACGATTGTTATACAAGGAGAATTAAAATGGAATTTGCAATAATTTTATTAACTTTCGGTTTAGATATTATACTTCCTATATTGGGTATTGTCGGATATTTCGCTCCTGCATATTGGTTATTAAATATATCATTCCTTTTTATTATAGGAAGTACATTTTTTAAACATCTGAGCCCATTTACTGTTATCATACACATAATATCTTGTATAATCGGTATTGCAGCAGCTGTTATACTTAAACTTCCGATTTTCAATACAATTAAACTTATACTATGCTTTGAATGGCTTTTGCTGAATATTGCTTGTGACATAATGATTCTCTTGAATAAATAGTCGCACATATACAGGTGGAAAAATTATATGAAAAAGATAAAGATTACGTTTGAAGAAAATACTGAAAAGAAAAACAAATACAAAAAATATCCTCGTTTAGACCTTGACCGTTTAGCATTTGAAGATGAAGAAACCGTTGAGCAAATGCAGATTGATTACATCAAAGCTATCAAGAAGAAAGTTTTAAAACGTTGGTTAGCACCAATGATATTAATATTTATAGCATTTGCTGTTGGTTTTGCAACATTAAGCGGCTATACGGCTAATAGATATATAACCACAGCAATGCAACAATTTTATTCTGATATGCAACGTAAACCGCTTAGCTTAAAGCCACGAAACAATAGCACTTCAGATACTACATCGGATAACACATCAAACTCTGTGCCGGGTGCTAATCTTGTCTATGTAACAACGAACGGTAAAAAATATCACAGGTTTGGTTGCCAATATCTTTCTTCAGGCAGTATAAAAGCAATGATTGAAAGTAGGGCAATTAACGAAGGTTATACACCTTGCAAGAAATGTTTTGATTAAATATATGATAAGAAAGGTGGGATTGTCTTATGTTTTTTTATGTTCTGTGCGTTATATTTTTCTTTTTTGCTCACAAGCAAATATATGCCGGCTCACATTTCACCGGCAGTAATAAAAAGATTGGAACGATTATCGGTATAATCGGTATTGTAAATATGTTAGCTACTTTTGCTTTTTGGGTGTATACAGCAATCAAAGTGTCGATATTAATCTCTTTAGTTTTGTTTGTAGTATCAATGATATTTACATACATTGTTAATAGAATTTTTGCGAAAGTATCGTTTAAGGAAGTGTCAAAAATGGACATAAAGCAAGAAGATTTGCAATTCATAATATACAACAGTCGGTGTGACGTGTTTGCAACGATTACATCGGAAGTTGGAACAATAGTAAATTTGCTCATATTGATAATTTATGTAGTAAGTAAAATTATATAAGCAAAAGCGAGGATTTTAAACGTGTCGGATTTAATATGTTTAAAATAAAAAAATCCCCCGACCGCTACCAACAGTCGGAGGATAAGAGTGTATTGAAACACATATTCGCAAAATTATTGTATCACATACACTCTATTTTTGCAATACTAATTTTTAAAAAAGGAGTGTATTAAAATGAAGAAAAGAAAAGACGGAAGATATTTAAAAGTCGTTACAATCAACGGTAAACGGTTGTATTTTTACAGTAGTAAAACTACGGAACAACAAGCTGAACGTGACATTAATCGTCAAATTCTTGCTTACACCAAGCAAGAAGAAAGAGGCAAACTGTTTAGTGAAGTTGCAGAAGAATGGGAAGAAGAACATTTTCCTAAGATAGAGTATAATACCGCAAAAAGATATAAAATTTTACTTAGTCACGCAGTAGAAGAATTTGATGATAGATATATCAAAGAAATACAGCCTATCGATATTGAGCAATATTTAGACTATTACGTAACAAGAGATTATGCAACAAAAACTATAAAAGACCAATTATCCATAGTCCGATTAGTTTTTAAATACGCCTATATAAAAGGCTATGTTGAAAATGACCCTACAAGATATATTAGCCCTCCAAAAGGCAAGTCAGCTATCAAACGACAACCTCTTACAGAAGAAGAAACCGAAGCAGTAAAAAATAGTCTAAATTGTTCTTTTGGCTTGTTCCCATATTTTTTGTTATACACCGGATTAAGAAAGGGCGAAGCTCTTGCTTTACAGTTTAAAGATATTGATTTCGATAATAAAGAAATTAATGTTTATAAATCTGTATATCATAAAAGCAACGTCCCTCATATTAAAGGCACTAAAACAGAAAACGGCACTCGCAAAGTGGTTTTGCTTGATGTATTAGCAGATAAACTTCCTAAAGGAAAAGATGAAAATTTTATATTTTCGATTGACGGTACAAAGCCGCTCGGTTATTCAGCTTTTCAACGCCGTTGGGATAAATATAAAAAAGAAACAGGACTTGATATAACAGCTCATCAGTTGCGTCATACTTACGCAACAATACTTTTTGAAGCAGGGATAGACGTAAAAGATGCTCAACATTTATTAGGGCATAGCGACATTTCGGTTACAAGAAATATTTATACACATATTCGTACAAATCACTTTAAAGAAACCGTGGAAAAATTAAATACATTTATGAATTAGTCAAGCATTAGTCAGATATGTTCAGAAACCGCATATTCATTAAATATTTAAGGGGTTCGAATCCCTCCGGGCGTACCATAAGTTACAATATCCGAACCTCGGTTCGGATATTTTTTTGTTTTTCTATAAAAAACAATATTTTTTGCAAAAAAGTATTGACAAAATAATTTTAATGTGCTATCATATTATTTGTCGTCAGACATTAAAACTAAATATGCGTGATTAGCTCAGTTGGTAGAGCACCTGACTCTTAATCAGGGTGTCCAGGGTTCGAACCCCTGATCGCGTACCACAAGTTGTAATATCCGAACTTTGGTTCGGATATTTTTTTGTACAAAAACAAAATATAGCCTCTTAGAACTATATTTATGCAGAACTATATTGAGTTCATTAAACGAGATTTTAATACAATGTCAGTCTTCTTCTATTATTTGCATACTATTAATAACATTTTTATATTCTTTTGCAACTTCCCCAAATTGCTTATCAATCAAAATTTTATCACAATCTTCTCCATTATGATTAATGTTATAAAGAGTTTCCGTAAGAGCCGAACTTGCCTTATAAAGCTTTCCGAAATCAAGACTTACTGACGAGCCTTTCAGAGTATGCGCACAAAGATACGCTTTTTCATACAATTCTTCATTCAAAGCCTTTTTCAATTCATTAAAAGCGGTATCGTTTTTAAAACACTGTACAAAGCGGACAACATATTTTTCATCAATGAGTCTTCTTTTGACTACTTCAAAATCACCGCCGACTTTATCATAAAAAACTTTCAGTCTCTTGGTTGTTCCTGCAATATTACCTCTGTATTCAATATAATTATAGTATTCTTTTTTAATTTCATTCAAATTTCGAGTTCTTATCGGCACAACATCGCCCGATTTCATTGTAAAATCATTCTCAACACTCTCTATCTTGTTCATATTAACAAGATAACTCTGATGACATCTCAAAAATGCTCTGTGATTTATTTCTTCCTCAATATCATTAAGTTTCTTATATATTGTGTACTCGTTTCCGTCTGTGCGATGAAGAATACATTTTGAATTACTGCTCTCAATATATTCAATCTCACTGTACAACACTTGAATTACGGAATTGCGTTTTTTTATTTGGTATGTATGCACATTTTCATAATTGCTCAGCACTCTGTCAAGTACCATGCTGATTTTATCTATATCGTGCGGCTTAACCAAATAGCCGCTCGCCTCAACGTCATAACTTTCCACCGCATATTTTGACGTTACGGTAAGAAATATAATCTTACCTTTATAATTCATATTTCTAAGCTTTTCCGCAACTTGTATTCCGTTTAACTTGTCCATATACATATCAAGAAATATTATATCATAATACTCCCCATCTTCTATCGAATAAATTAAATTAACGCCGTTTTCATAGCTATCAATATTGTATTCAATAAATCTATCTGAGAAATAGATACTTAGTTGCTGACGGATTATTTCCCTATCACTTAGATTGTCATCACAAACTGCAATATCCACTTTTTGTGTTCACCTCACAAGGAATTATTCTATCATAATTATACCACAAATATGTATTTTTTGTCAAATTCATCGTAAACACCTTCATTTTCAATAAATTCATATTTCTACGGTTATTTATGCTATAATTTCATCATACAAAAGGATAAAAGGAGAAGTATAAAATGGTAAACTACGGAGTGATTGAAGAAAAAATGTGTGATTTATGTATGGGAGAATACATCACCTATGGGATAGGTGCTTATAATACACAGGCTCACGAACTAATAACTTTTGTTTCAGATGTTTTTCCATGTAAGGATGACGCCGAAAAATTTGTGAATGTTTGTAATGAAAACGAACTTTCATTACATCATTTAAGAGATGTTATCGAAGATTTCATTTGAAATAAAAAAGCACTGAATAAATTAAACTTTGTTCGGTGCTTTTTTATTGCAATTCACTTTGAAAGGTGCTATACTTGATATGCAAAAAATATACAAAGGAGCATATGTATGAGTAAAGCACCTTCGGATAATCAGTATTTCGGTACCGAAAAAACAATGAAAATTTTATTTAAGCTTGCGCCGCCCGTTATGCTGGCACAGCTTATTCAATCTTTATATAATATAGTAGACAGTTTTTTCATCGGTAAATTCTCAGGATACGCACTGACGGCACTTTCTGTAATATACCCTATGCAACTTTTGATATGTGCCGTTGCAGTCGGAACAGGTGTCGGCGTCAATACCGTTATGGCACGGTTTTACGGTCAAAAGCGAACTTCCAAAGCGATTAACACCGCCGGAATAGGAACTGTTATGGCTGTTGTGAGCTGGTTCATATTCGCTTTAATTTCATTTTTCATCATAAAACCGTATGCCTTAATCTCGGCAGAATCTGAAATTGTACATGAGTATACTATTACATACGGTAAAATAATCGGAATTTTCAGCTTGGGAATATTCCTTGAAAGCACTTGGACAAAGATTTTGCAGTCACAAGGAGATATGAAAACACCTATGATTGCTCAGATTGTCGGTGCATTGACAAATATTGTACTCGACCCTATTTTAATTTTCGGAATGTTCGGAATTAAACCGATGGGTGTTGCAGGTGCGGCTATTGCAACTGTCATAGGTCAGTCGCTCGCCGCCGCCATAACAGGTATTAAAGGATTTTATAAGCCGCCGAAATTAAATATATTTTTGCCGTATGTAAAACAAATATATGCAGCAGGACTGCCGAATATTATTATGCAAGCATTGTGGACTGTATATATTCTCGGACTGAACGTACTTCTTGCGTCATTCTCTGATGCATCCGTAACCGTGCTCGGTATTTATTATAAACTTCAAAGTTTCTTCTTTATTCCGCTTAATGCTCTCGGCGTCTGCATAGTGCCTGTATTGAGCTTTAATTATGCGATAAACAGAAAAGACAGATGTAAACGCGTGTTTTGGGAAACTGTTGCCGTATCTGCCGCATTTATGCTTTTAGGCGTGGCGATATTTGTGCTTTTGCCAAAACAGTCAATTGGAATATTCTCAAATGATACAGAAGTTTTGAATATAGGTAATGTGGCTTTCCGAATAATCGGAGCAAGCTTCGTACCCGCCGCACTCTCGCTTACATTCCCTATTTTGTTTCAGGCTATCGGAAAAGGTAAGGAAAGTATTTTTATAACAGTGCTAAGACAAGTTGTACTTCTTGTTCCTCTTGCCTGGGTATTTTCGTTCGCAGGACTTAATTATGTATGGCTCACTTTTCCGGTTACAGAAATTATAACTTGCAGTGTCAGTATGATTTTTTATAAAAAAGTTTTTCATAAAAATGCGTAATTTTTGACTGTCGATTAAAAAAATCGACAGTTTTTTGTTATGAAAACGGCTTAAAACCTATGGTTTTGAAAGTTCACTAAAAAAAGTTTAATTTTTTTCAAAAAAAGTGTTGACAAAAGGTATATGTTCTGCTATAATAATTTTTGTCAGTTGAGCTGATGAACAAACATCTGGAGAGATGTCTGAGTGGTTGAAAGAGCCGGTCTTGAAAACCGGTGACGGTTCCGCCGTCCGTGGGTTCGAATCCCACTCTCTCCTCCATTTAAAATTTTATATTTTGTACTGCATACAAAGCTAATTGCTATTTAGAACGGCAGCAATTTTAACTTGTTGTATGCTTTTCTTTTATGGAGAAGTACTCAAGAGGCCGAAGAGGCGCCCCTGCTAAGGGTGTAGGTCGGGAAACTGGCGCGAGGGTTCAAATCCCTCCTTCTCCGCCAAACATGAATGGCTTAAAACCTATGGTTTTAGGCTATTTTTTATTTTTTTCTAACACTTTTGACTACGTTTTTCTAACATTTCATAATTAAATCCCTATTGCATTTGACAATGTCTGTACATTTTCAGCCTTTGCAACATTTGAACGATGTATATAAATTCGTTCTGTGGTACTTGTCTGTCCGTGTCCTAACTGAATTGTTACATCTGCAAGCGGTGTTCCACTTTCAAATAACAAACTCGCTACTGCATGCCTGTAATCGTGTACCCTACAAGGCGGTAAACCTATTTTATCTGTCATTTTACGAATTATGCGGTTTATACTGTTCGGATTGTAAATACGTCCATCAGCTTGCCTTATAACATAATCATAGTCATATATCTTATAGCAATCACCTAAAAGCTGTTTATTTTCTTCCTGTTGTGACTTTTCAACTTTTAGCATATCAATTACTTTAGGCGGTAATGACATTGTTCTTATACCGTTTTTAGTTTTTGGTGTTGTCAAATGCTCTAATATCTCTTTTTTTGATCCTGTTCTGTTTTGGCAAATATGTATAGTGCCATTGTCTAAATCAACATTATCCCAAGTCAAAGCTAATAATTCACCCTTTCGGCAACCTGTAAACATTTCTAAGAACAAGAACAAACAAGCCTTGCTTTCCGTTTTTTCTGCATATGATAAAAGCGTTTTAATTTGTTCAGCATTATATATCGTCGGCGTAAATTCTTTTGTTTCAAATATCGGCATTCTGCTACGTTCTATGAAATTATAATTTATCAAATCATTTTCTAATGCATAATTAAATGCTGATGAAAGCACACCACGAATATTTAATATTGCCTTTTTACCCAAACCGCCTTTACCATTTGATTTTCCGCACTCTTTAAGATAAACAAAATATTCTGTGAAACATCTGCCTTTCAAGTCTTTCAACTTATAGTTTTTCCCCTCAAAATAAGGTTTTATTTTGCCATTAACCACCTTGCCATACCCCTCCCATGTCGATGGTTTTATGAGTGGTTTAACCTGTTCTATCCACATATCAAGGAAATCAATAAACATCATATTATTGTCGATATAATCATCACTTGAATATTTTAATAGTATCTCTTGTAATGCTTTCTCTGCTCTGCGTTTGTTATTGCCTTTTGTTTCTATCTGCAAATTCACCCATTTTTGTTTACCGTTCACACGAAAGACAGCGTAATATTTGCCTGACTTCTTAACTAAACTACCTTTCACTCTTACACACTCCTTTTCTACACATTAGGTAGTCCGCTACAGTTTAATTCTACCATAGCGGACACCTGTTTTCAAGTATTTGATTGTAGAAACTCTATTAAATATTGCTTGGGAATAAGAATTTTCTTTCCGACACGAATATGTTTTAATTTTCCGTCTTTGATTAGTTTATATATTGAATTTCTTCCGGTTCTTATTATTATTTGAGCTTCTTTTATAGTAATTACATCTTTATCTCTGTAATTTTCAAGCATAGCAGACATCACTCCTTTTTAGTCTTATTACAAAATTGTTTGTAATTGATAATATTGAGAGTTCGCTCATTAATATCATCAGAAATTTTTATAGTCTTTTCATAAATCAGAACAGAATCCTTTACCATATCTTTTGCCACAGAATACGGACACTTAATAATTTGAGGTTGCTTAATTCCACGACTACATCTATAAAAACGCATACCTTTAGGATAGTATTTCAACCTACCACCCTTTATTATATGTTTACTAATTGTTTTTCCGTTTACATCTTCAGTATTCACTTCTTTTATATCCGATAATGATTTTATGTCTTTCAAATCAGCCTGTTCTATTGGAATATCACATAAATAAGCTGTTAAATATGTGCCTATATTATTTACAATATTAATCTTTGTAGTTTTTGTAAAACCATTTCCCCAAAGTTGCTCAATCTTGTCATTTGGAACAAACACTGCAGATTTGGCAAAAATTAATATTTCGTGAATATGAAAACTCCCTCTACCCTGTGGCTCTATAACAGATATGTATTCAAATTTTATATTTTTCAAAAAATATCTTAATCGTTTATGGAAATTCTTTACATCTCTATATAGCTTTTGAACATCTTGCATATTTTCTCGATATGTTAAAGTTAAAAACTTGCATTTTCTCAAATTAGTACAATTAGTATTGATAATATCTCTTAATTTTTTCATTGATTGCTTTAGTGATATGGGATTTTCAATGCGTTTTTCTGTATGCTTACACGTCTTCAACTCGCCTGTATCAATTACTATATATTCATTTGCATTCACTTTCTGAATTGTCTGCCTGCACTCTCGTAGATATGTCTTAATTTCAGTGATATTCCCTGTTTTCTTAACTTGAACAATCCTATTTAAATCATCAACAGGAAACAAAGTGTTATCAATCTTTTTTATTTTCATATTATTCCTTTCGCCTTTTGTTAGATAATAATCAAGTAAATAGAAGCTTCGCAAAGCGAAGCTTCAGTGCAAGGCAGTTTTTGCTTACGCTCCACTGCCTGCACTGTTACCGTTACTGCTGTAATGCTCTTATAATATTCTCGTCAAGTTTATAAAAATCTTTGACCTCAAATCTAACCCTTTCAAGCCGCGACCGTCCGTCAATAAGCAAATAGCCCTCACCTGTTGTATTATTTTCAGCTATCTGATCCCTATATTCACTAAACAGCATTGATTTTTGCTCTTTTGAAATGTTCCCCATACTTAATATCATTTTAAAATTTGAACGTGCACCAGCAGGGTACAGCTCTGCCATCGCTGTCTGTTGACCAATTATAGGTATAAAAAGGTAACTCCTACCGAGCATAAGTATTTCACTCAAATGTGCTTTTAGTGAATCACTTGTTTTACGGTCAAGTGACATGATAAAGCTCGCCCATTCATCAACTATTAAATAATTATATTCTTCTGCATAACCCTTACTTTGTTGCTCCTTAAACGCTGCATAATAGTCATTTACTCCTTGCACGCAATCCATATATGAATAGTAATGCGGACAATTTGAAAATGCCTTGAAGTCATTTGCTTTATAGTCTAAAATCCATATTTTAGCATTGGGGTGACACTTTACAATCTTTGATATTATAATTTTTATAGCTACCGTCTTTCCCGAACCTGTTGAGCCAACCACCAAACAATTAATAATTTTCCTAACATCTAATTGTCCTATCAAAGAATCACTGTCTGAAATCACTGTTGGTTTATAGAACTTTCTTGGTATTATATATATAAGTGTTAATTTCGCATTTTGGCTATATTTCATATCATATATATAAAAATTGTTTGCAGATTGTAAACTCAGCTTTTTCTCAAATTCTTCCATATTGATATGACGATTTTGCACTTTGTATATTTTCCCATGTGCTTTATATGGGTCATTACACACAGAAATAAGTCGTGCATATTCCCCCTTATTGTTTTTGAGTGAAACAGCCTCACACACCCGCTTGAACTCCTTTTTCCTAAACGGTGATGTACATAAATATACAACACCGACAAATCCCGCAATAGCAAAAAATGAAAATAATATACTATATACATCACCATTCAAGCTATCATTTAAATAAGAATATATAAGTGTATTTCGCACCAAGTATATTATCAGTACCGCAAGCGTATAAACAGGTACTGCAAGCCATTTTCTGTATTTGTAAAATGTTTCTTTTATACGTTTTTTCATTTTTCATATCCTCCTTAATTATGGCGGGGTGTAATCCCGCCACAATCTCTTATGTG